TCTGAATTAGACCATATGGCACAAGCATATAGACATTTATTAACTACTGATTATTATAGTGGTTCATTGGAAGTGTAAAAAAAAAATTAGATATATTTATACAATATAAAACACAAATATTATGGGATTAACATACGAATGGACATTAACAGGACTTAAAAAACAAAATACAGACAATTTATCTGATGTTATTATTGGTACTCAATGGAAACTAATAGGAACAGATACTAATGGTAATATTGGAACATTTAATGGAGCAACTCCATTTGAAGTACAAGACTTAAATGGTGATGGGTTTATTGATTATCGTGATTTAACAGAAGATTTAGTATTGGGTTGGGTAAAAAATTATGTAAGTGGTTCTAATCCTAGTACAAATTATATGAATCATATAAATCAGCAAATACAAAAACAAATTGATTATACAAAATATAGTAGAATTGAGGTTTCTGAAGCTGATATGCCTTGGTCACCTACTTCTGGTAGTATCACACCATCAACTGGAAGTGCGGCACCATTAGCGTAATTAACTAAAACTAATTTTTAAATGTCCAAAGTACATATTTAATAATAAATTTGTGTTTTGGACATTTTCTTTATATTTATATGAGTATTAATGTAAGTAATTACTAATACACATTTAAAAATACAAATAGCACAAATAAAATGGCAGAAAGAATCGTATCACCCGGTGTATTTACACGAGAAAATGACCTATCCTTCTTAGCGCAAGGAGTAGGACAAATTGGAGCAGCATTCGTAGGACCTTTTAAACAAGGACCTGCATTTATTCCAACTATTGTAAGAAGTCAATCGGAATTCCAACAAATTTTTGGAATACCTGATGGAACATATTATACTGAATATGCAGTACAAAATTATTTAAGAGAAGCTGGAGCAGCAACCATCGTAAGAGTTGGTGGTATTAATGGATATAAACAAGTAAAACCTTTAGGTATTTTAATATCTGGGTCTACTAATGGAAGTACTCAAAAATTAATATCTACTTTATATTCAACTACATTTGGTAATGAAGATGTAGGATTTATAAATGCAGAAACTACTATTACAAGTAGCGCTACTATACCTGGTTCATTTGTAGTATCTGGGAAATTAAGTTCAGGTTCAGCAGCTGCAAATATATCCTCATCTATTTTAGCAACAGCAACAAATGATGTGGCTGATGTATTTGGTGAATCTCCATTTGGTGCTAAAGCAGCATACGCTTATGCATTCTTTGAAAATATAGCAACTTCATTTACTGGTTCATCTGATATAATTGGTAATAAAGCAGTTGCTTCTTTAATTTATCTACCTGACCAAAATTTTGAATATGATGTTCAACAGGCATCTACTCCTTACGTTGTATCTCAATTAGTAAATGGTGAAAGATTTGAACTTTTCCGTTTTTGTACGGTAGGACATGGTACTCCATACAATACTAAATACAAAATTGGTATTTCTAATGTTAAAGCAGCTGGACAAGATGCTTCAACTGATTACTCAACATTCTCTGTAACAGTTAGAACTTATGGTGATACTGATAAAAGAGCTAGTGTAATTGAATCATTTGGTAACGTAAACTTAGACCCATCATCTCCTAGATATATAGCTAGAGTGATTGGTGATAGATACTATTCAATAGATGATAATGGTAAAATTACTGAATTTGGTGATTATTCAAATAAATCAATTCATATTAGAGTTGAAGTATCTGAACCAGGTTCATTCCCAATATCAGCAGCACCATTTGGACATGCAGCTTATACAAATCCAATTGCAACACTTAGTGCTGATGCATCATATGTACCAGCGGTAGTTTTCCAAACTGGTTCGGCAAATAACACAACAACTTCTACTGTATATTATAGTGGTATGAATTTTGATACTGCTGGAGTAGCTGGGGATAACTCAATTTATCTAAACGCAATTCCTGATGGAGCATATGTGGGAGCAAATACAGCATTCTCATTTGATTCTCAAATGACTTATGTAATGACCGGTTCAGCTGGTAGTGATATGGTTAAGAGACAATTTATTTTAGGTTTCCAAGGTGGTTTTGATGGTGTATCTCCAACTGTAAAGATAGCATTAGCTGGTGATGATGATTGGGGACCTGCAAATACGCAAGGATTGAATTGTTCTAAATCAACGGCATCTGGTTCTTTGGGATATACAAAAGCAATTAACGCTTTATCTAACCCTGATGATTTTGATATTAATTTAATTTCAATTCCTGGTATTAATAGAGTATTACATCCTTCAATTGTAGATAAAATGATTGAAATGGTTGAAGATAGACAAGATTGTTTCTACATCGCTGATTTTACTGATTATGATTCATCAATTACTACCGCAACCGAACAAGCGCAAGCAGTAGATACAAACTACGCAGCTTGTTATTATCCTTGGGTTAAGACTATAGATAGTAATACTAATAAAATAACAACTGTTCCCCCTTCTACATTGTTACCAGCGGTATTCGCTAGTAGTGATAGATTATCGGCTGAATGGTTCGCACCTGCTGGTTTGAATAGAGGTGGTATCACTGGCGCAGTTAGTGTATTAAATAGATTAACGCACGCAGAAAGAGATATCCTTTATGAAAATAAAGTAAACCCTATTGCAATTTTCCCTGGACAAGGTATTGTAGCATTCGGACAAAAGACATTACAAGATAAAGCATCTGCTTTAGATAGAATTAATGTTAGAAGGTTATTAATTACAATGAAGAAATTTATAGCATCTACATCTCGTTACTTAGTATTTGAACAAAATACAACTGAAACTAGAGCAAGATTCATTAACACCGTAACTCCGTATTTAGAGGGTATCCAACAAAGACAAGGTTTGTACGCATTCAATGTTGTAATGGATGAATCTAATAACACACCGGATGTAATTGATAGAAACATATTAGCCGGAGCAATATTCCTTCAACCAACTAAAACGGCTGAATTCATAGTAATTGATTTCAACATTTTACCAACTGGAGCATCTTTCTCAGCATAATATAGAAAAACAAAAAATAGATATTTATTAATATAAAATAAAAAGCAAAAAAATGGCAGATAATATATTAAATTATACCCAAATGATAGCGGATACCTTCGAACCGAAGATGAAAAACCGCTACTATATGGAAATGACAAGTGTGGGTATTCCTGCATATATGGTTAAAACAGCAAACAGACCAGAAATAAATTTTGAAACTGTAAAAATAGACCATATCAACGTTTATAGAAAATTAAAGGGTAAAGGTGAGTGGCAGGACTTAAATATCACTTTGTATGACCCAGTAGTTCCTTCGGCAGCTCAATTAGTAATGGAGTGGGTGAGATTATCACATGAATCAATTACTGGTAGAGATGGTTACGCTGAATTCTATAAAAAAGATATTACTTTTTATATGTTAGGTCCTGTTGGTGATAAGGTTGAACAATGGACTTTAAAAGGAGCATTTATTACTAAAGCTGCTTTTGGTGAATTGGACTTTTCTAACACAAATGAACCAGTTACTATTGATTTAACATTAACATATGATTACGCAATTCTTGAATACTAATATTCAAAAAAACATAAAACTAAAGGGGATACTAAAATATCCCCTTTTTTATGCTTTCTAATTTTTTAAAAACTATGTATTTATATATACACTTAAACAAAGTAACGTTATGAACCAAAAACAGTATGATTTCCCAACAGAAGTATTAGATTTACCATCAAAGGGTAAATTATATCCAAAAGAGCATCCTTTATCTTCTGGACAAATTACAATAAAATATATGACTGCAAAAGAAGAAGATATACTTTCTTCTACAAATCTAATCAAAAAAGGAATTGTATTAGATAAATTATTTGAATCTATTATAGTTGATAATATTAATATAGATGATATATTAATAGGCGATAAAAACGCTATTGTTTTAGCAACCCGTTTATTGGGGTATGGTGCCGATTACAATATATCTTTTTATTCATCAAAAGCAGGAAAATCCATTGAAACAAAAGTAGATTTGGCTCAAATTAAAACAAAAGATG